AAATCAGCACATGGTTCGTTTTGACGTGCTCTACGCATGGCTTGAAACGTACCCACAAATTGCTTGCCGTGTCCTAGGTGGTGTCTAATTCGAGGTTAATCACAAATTTAAAGGAGTATTTAATATGGCCGTTGCTACATCTACAAACGTAACTTCCCTTTTGCGGGAAAACCTTAACTCGATGCCTGATGGCAGTGGCGTTAGCGGTACGTTTACCGCTAACGGTGCAACAAGCGTAACCGTGGTTGAGCCTAGATTGACTTCTGGGCACAGTATTATTGTTACCCTAGTTACTGTTGGGGGTACCGTTGGTGCTCTTCCATCAGTAAAAACCCGCACCAACGGAACAGGCTTTACAATTTCAGGCACTGCTTCAGACACTTCAATCTATAGCTATAAGCTGATTTAGCCATGGGACGCAGACCAAAAGACTACGTTCTTGAAGGAAAAGAAGTCGCTGAGGTTTTAGAAACGGAGGTGGTGGCAACAACCGCCATCTCCGAAACAGAATACCAGCGGCGTATTAAACTTGACGTAAGCAATCCGCTTTACATCAACCCATCTTACGACAGGTAAAACATGGCTTACACAGCCCTCAACCTGATAACCGATGTGTTACTGGATATGGGCGTTATAGCCGATCAAGAGACCCCCACTGCTTCCCAAAGTGTGGGGGCTTTGACCAAGCTAAACGACCTTATCGAGTCATGGAATCTCGACCCGCAAAAACTGTACGGGGCAACTCAATACATTTTGCCTTTTGTTGCCAATAAAGCAACCTACACTATCGGGCTTGGCGGCGATCTGAACATTGCCCGCCCAGACGGAATCTATGCTGCGTTTGTGCGTAACACCACGGCGACGCCATCCCAGCAGCAAGATGTTCCTATTACCATCCTTACAGACCAGCAATGGGCTGACATCCCTGTTAAAGGGATGCAAGGTACGTTTCCATTCGCCATCTGGTTTAACATGACCTATCCCCTGATTACGGCCTATGTGACCCCGATTCCAACGGGTTCTGACTACAGCTTGGTGTTTTGGGATGGAAACGCCAATGCGACTCTTGCGTTGAACACAGTGCTTGATCTCCCGCCCGGTTACAAACGAGCCATGAAATACGCTTTGTTTATCGAATTGGCGGCTGGGTATCAGATTGAAGTTCCGTCCAGCATTCAAAGCCTTGCCATTTCATCAAAAATGTCTATTGACCGTCAAAACGCAACTATCAACACTTTAAAAACCAGCGCGGCTTCTTATTATGACATTGAAACTAATACCATAAGGACATTTTAAGGTGGACGCGGGGGTTGTCGGCGGGTCTTCTCAGCAAACCTCGCTGCCGTTTAATGCCGAACGTACGATCAACATGTACGCCGTCCTTGACCAACAGGGTAAAAAGCCAGCTTCATTGTACGCACGGCCGGGCAATGCTTTGTTTGCTACATTAGGTTCTGGGTCGGGGCGGGGCGGTTTTACGGCCACCAACGGGCGAGCCTTCGTAGTGTCTGGCTCTCAGTTGTACGAATTGCTTGCCTCTGGCACAGGTACAGTCCTCGGTAGTCTCCTGACCAGCTCAGGGGATGTGACAATAGATGAAAACGGCGTGCAGCTAGCTATCTGTGACGGCAGGGATTTATATATCCTAACGTATGCAACCAATGCGTTTTCGCGGGTGGTTAATCCAAACCTGCCTAGCGCGGCCAGTGTTTGCTTTCTTGATGGGTATTTCATCGTTAACCGTTCATTAACAAGCGGGATATTTCAGATTTCTGCCCCGTACGACGGTTTTACTTGGGCGGCCTTAGATTTCGCCACGGCTGAATCATCGCCTGATAGTCTGCTGCGCGTGGCGGTCATTTTCGGGCAGTTATGGTTATTCGGCGACATTTCCGTCGAGCCTTGGAACAATACGGGCGGATCGTCTTTTCCCTTCCAACGAGTAAACAGCTCATCGCAGCTTTCCGTAGGCGTGGTAGCACCGAGCACGGTTCTAGAGTTCGACAACACAGCTTTCTGGGTGGGTAAGGACAAGAACGGCTCAGGAATTGTTTACAGGGCTGATGGGTACTCTCCCCGCCGTGTTTCCACTGAGGCCATCGAGTTGCGCTTACAAGCGGCACCGTCAATCTCAACGCTTAGGGCAATGGCCTACCAAGAGGCTGGGCACACGTTTTACATCATCACAGGCGGCGGTATGGAAACCGCGCTTGTGTACGATGTTTCAACGAAGCTCTGGACAGAATGGGCTTACTTCAACAGCATGGGCAATTATGAGTTGCCGTTAACCAATGACCTGATAAACGCTTTTGGCAAAACGATTGCTCTTGATAGGACATCGGGCAAGGTTTATGAGCAGTCGTCGAAATATTATTCCGACAATGGCGACGAGATAGCGTGTGACAGGATTTTTACGCACATCTTTGACAATGGGAATCCTTTTATAATTAAAAATTTAACAGTTAACTTTGAGACTGGCGTGGGCAACACAACGGTGACAAATCCAAAAGCCATGCTGTATTTATCCAATGACGGTGGCCGAACGTTCTACACCTATTATGAGGCTGCTTTGGGTGCTGTCGGTAACTTCCTAACCCGCGTTGTCTGGTGGCGGCTAGGACGGCATCGGCAATGCACGTTTCGGGTGCGGATAACTGATTCCGTCAAGCGCGTGATTACAGGGGGCCAGTTCAATACATGACCGCAGCCATTGCCCCCATTGCCGATAATGTTCTTGATGAAAACGGTCAAAAGTTTCGCCCGTCTTGGATTGTGTATTTTTCCGAGCTTAACCGCGGCGATGTGGGTACAACGTGGACACCAGTTATAACAAACTTGACCGCTGTGGGCACACCGACAATAACGGGTGTTTATTACCAAAACGGCGGCCTTACCGATTTTGCGGTCAAAATAGTACCGGGTACAAACACAAGCTCTACGTTGGGCAGCACTACTATTGCGCTTCCGTTCAATGTCACGGCGGACACAGGGGCGTTTGTGATAACGGGCACAACGGTTTTGCAAGGTGTGGTTAATGCAAGCGGGAGGTCGGTGTTTTTGCCCACATGGTCACTGGTGACGGCACCTGTAACCATCACGGGCAGAGTTAAGAATTAGTTAGGGTTCAAGGCAATTTTAATGTAAAATAGCAACGGGGTTTTTTATGCTAAAAGATAAAAAAGAAATGGAGGAAGCCGGGCGCGGTACTGATACCGTTATGGGCCACTTGTCCCTTGGTGAAGTCGTTATCCCCCGTGCGTTTCTTGATGACCCACAAGTGTTGCAGTCTGTTAAGGCTATCTTTGATTCCGCTGGCGCAAACATGGCTGAATTCACCGTTGGTGACGAAGCCAACAAGATTAATCCTGAAACGCAGCAGCCTGAGTTTTTTGGGCTTAAAAAGGCACTTAGAAGTGTTGCAAAATTAACTACAGGTGGCGGCAAGTTAGCTGAAAAAATTATTCCATACGGAGAATTTATTGTCCCAGCCGCAGTAACGGCTATAGGAGGCCCTGTTGCTGGTGGGGCTTATGTTGGCGCAAGGAATCTAGCGGACACAAACAACCTGAAACAGTCTTTGGTAAAAGGCGGTATTACTGCCGGTACTGCATACGCTGGGCAAGCTTTGTCTGGTGCTGGCGGCGGCTTAGGTTCTAATTTAGCCGATACTGCCGTTGGGCGTGCCGTTGACAGTGCTTATCAGGGAAGTGCGCTACAAGGGTTATACAATAGTGCCGGGAATGCTCTTACGTTGCCATCAAGCGTATCAGGCGCATTGAGAGACGTTTATACAGGTGCTACGGGGGCGTTTGATAGTGCTAGCAGCGGTATAAACGATTATTACCAAGGAAGCGCGTTGCAGGGTGCTTTTAAAAGTGGCAGTGACGCTATCAGTTCATTAGGGCTTGGCTCAAACGGTAGCGCGGTAACACCATCCCCAGCTATAGGCGGCGGTGCATCTTCTTACGGCGGCGCAAGTGATTCTATTCTCTCAACAGGAAAAGATGCCTTTGGTCGTGCAGTGCTCAGCGGCGGGGCTGGAACTGATGCCCTGAACGCTTCAACGCCTTTTGCTAACGCACTTAGTCCATCATCAACCGTTTCCGCAGCAACCCCTTATGCGGACGCTGTTACTAACCCACTATCAAACACATTGACCAACGCAGCATCAGGAGCAAGTCCAGTGGCAAGCAACTATTCTTATCTCACCCCAGCCCTCAGTGCTGCGCTTGGGTATAAATCAAACAAGGACGCAGCCGATGCTTTATTGGAACAGCAACAGGCAAATGCAGCACTGTTAGACCCATTCGCTGGCGGTTTCAATTTTACCCCCGGCGATTTAACTCAAGACCCCGGCTATCAATTTAACCTAGACCAAGGGATGAAAGCGCAGGATCGTGCCAACCTTGCTCGCGGCAATTATTTCTCTGGAGCGGCTTTAAAAGAGGCGCAAACGCTAGGGCAAGGCTTGGCCGATAGCACTTACAACACAGCGTTCAACCGTGCTCTACAAGGTCGCAACGCTGGGCTGACGGGTGCCTTGGCTAGGGCTGGTGTGAATACCAATGTAGGAAATATCAAAGCTAATCAAACCGTCAACACGGGTAACCTTTTAAGCGGCGCACTAGGCGCAATTCTGCCCGGCAATACATTCACCAACACAGGCGCATTGCAAGGCAGTTTTGACCTGCAAGAGTTCTTGCGCCGCAACGGGATAGGGAACTCATTGTATGGCGGTTGATCTAGGCGTTTTTGAACGCCAGAAAACTATTGTTGACCAGCAACAGTTGCAGGATGCGTTTAATTTAAAACGAGCACTTGTGCTGGGTCAACTTAATAGGCTTCAAAGCGGCGGCAATCTTCCTGCCCCGTTGCAACTTGCCAATGAGTATCAACGACGGCTTGATGCTGGTGATATTGACGGTGCAAACCAAATTCTTATGTTTGCCAAGACTGCGGATAAGGGATTGGTCACAGATGAAAATGGTGTTTTTCAAGCTGCCCCCGGTTATGCCCCTGCTATTGGCGGTATTGAAGCTGTGAAATCAGGGATGCAGCAGCAGGCAAAAAGTAATGTTGATCTGCAAATGAACCCGCTTATCAAAGGCCGTGAAGCTGAAGCGGTTGAAAACGCCAAGCTACAAGAACGGCTTAGAACTTTACCTGAGCTACAAAGAAGAACGGCTGAAGCCGAAGCATCAGCTAAAAAAGGCATCAAA